TGATGGGTGTGTCCATTACGATGGATGACCGCGTTGAGACTGAAGGCATCAAGATTCGTGGTACAGGCGCGGCAATTAAAGGTTTGTACGCCCGAGGCCCACTAGCCTGAGTATGAACATGCCTGTTGCCATCTATAGAATTGTCAATACCTTAAACGGTAGGGCGTACATCGGGCAGTCGGTTAATCCAACTTACCGAGCTAAAAGACACTTCTGGAAAAACAACGGGTGCGTCAAACTTCGTAATGCTATTGAAAAGTATGGTCGCAACAATTTCAACTTTTCTGTATTGTACTGGTGCGCCGACAAAGTAGAAGCCAACGAGGTAGAAGCGTTGCTTATAGACTTGTGCGATACACGAGAGCACGGATACAACATAACACCGGGCGGATTCGGGACAGGGGCGGGAAAAGATAATCCATTTTTTGGTAAAACCCACAGCGCCGAGACTGTGGCCAAACTAGCCGCCAGTAAAATGGGTAAGCCTATGGGGGCCGCTACACGGGAAAAGATTGCCGCCGCCAACCGTAATCGTATAATGTCGGAAAGTACAAAAGAGAAGTTGCGAGCGAGGGAAAAGTCGGATTTGTGCAGCGAACGGACAGCGGCTTCTAACCGAGCCCGCGTATGGACAGCAGAGTCTAAGGCAAAGTTGGTCGCATTTAATACGGGGCGCAAAATGTCAAACGAGACAAAGGCAAAAATCGCTGCGGCAAATAGCGCGCGCGTGTGGACGCCTGAATCACGAGCACGACTCTCGGCATCGAAGANCAAGAAAGTAATGGCATGAACTACACTCAGCTTANACAACTNATTCAGGACTATACGCAAAACTACGAAACTACTTTCGTGGAGGATATTCCTACATTTGTTGAACAAGCTGAGCAACGGATTTTTAACTCAATCCAGTTCCCGTCCTTGCGTAAAAATGTGGTAGGGTCAATTACGCCATACAATCAATATTTGGCGCTCCCTTCTGATTTTTTGGCTCCGTACTCACTGGCTATTTATGAAAATGCTTCTACAACAGCCACAGGTACTTCAGGCGCTTATACCATCACGGTTGGATCCAGCTCAAATATTATCCCGGGACAGATTGCTTCTGGGACAGGTATTGCGCCAGGAGCCCTTGTTGTTAGCCTTAATGGACTTGTTATTACTTTAAATTTACCAAATACGGCCACAGTCTCTGGCACAATAACATTCCAAGGCAACTATTCATTTTTACTCAACAAAGACGTTAACTTCATTCGTGAAGTCTACGGCAACCCCATTGCTTACGGCACGCCACAATACTACGCATTGTTTGGCCCAACAGTTGTATCAAGTGTGATAACGACCAATTTGTCTGTAATTATGGGGCCAACACCTGACACCAATTACTATTCCGAGCTCCACTATTACTACTATCCCGTGTCCATTTCACAAACGGCAGATGGCACAAGTTGGCTTGGAAACAATTTTGATACCGTGCTTTTGTACGGCTCTTTGGTTGAGGCTTACACCTTTATGAAGGGTGAGCAAGACATGATGACGCTCTATAACCAGAAGTATGTTGAAGCGCTTGCTTTGGCCAAACGTCTTGGAGATGGTATGGAACGCCAAGATGCGTACCGTACTCCTCAATTTAGAGAGGCGGTTACATGAGCATAGTCCAAACGGCCACGACGAGCTTCAAAGTACAGCTTGCGCAAGGTTTGCACAACTTTGGGCCAACCAGTCCCAACACATTTTATATTGCACTATTTACGTCATTGGCTACGTTAAATGCGGCCACTACCGTGTATTCCACCCAACTTGTTGGGGAGGTAGTTGGAACGGGATACACGCAAGGCGGGCAACAATTAACAATCACACAAACTCCAACGTCTGGATCTACAGGCGGCACAGTTGCGTATTGGTCATTTGACAACGTATTGTGGTCTCCTGCGGCATTTACAGCTCGGGGCGCTATGATTTACAATGCAAGTCAAAGCAATGCGTCTGTTTGTATTCTTGATTTTGGCGCAGACAAAACCTGTTCCAGTTCATTCACAGTACAGTTCCCCGCTGTCAATAACACTAATGCAATTTTGAGGATCGCATGATTATCACAACCACCAAAGGCGACATGGATACTTCATTGTTGGAGCACAGACCAGGCTCTTTAGACAATGACGTTGAGTACACAACATGGGATGAGTATTACCTTGATGGTGAGTTGGTTCACCGTTCTGCTCATGTAACTTTAAAGCAAATGCCGTCCCTCGTTTCGGGTACGGTTGAAACATTCTAAGGACTTAAAATGAGCAATACCCAATCAATGTGTACTTCTTTCATGGGCGAGCTGATGACAGCCACTCATAACTTTACCACTGGTACAGGTAATACATTCAAAGCGGCGCTGTACTTTGCTTCAGCCACAGTTAATGCGGCCACAACTGCGTACTCTACGACTGGTGAGGTGACTAACACTTCAGGTACGGGATACACGGCTGGCGGCGTGACGGTGACGAATGGCACAAGTCCTACGGCTACCAACTCATCTGCTACGGCGGGCGTGGCTTATTGGACTCCCACTGCGAGCTTTCAATGGACAGCTTTAACAGTCAATACGGCTTTTGATGCTGTATTGATTTACAACTCCAGTGCCTCAAACAAAGCGGTAAGCGTTCACACCTTTGGTTCACAGACCATTACGGCAGGTACGTTTACACTGACAATGCCTTCAAACACGACATCATCTGCACTACTGCGGTTGTCAACAACATAATGTATGGCATTAACATGGGGCTATGGCACTTGGGGTAGTGGAGCTTGGGGTGGTACTCTACCGCTCACAGGAGATCCAGCCTCGGGTAATGTAGGAACAGTTGGCCCCAATATCACCATCGCTTTAACGGGCGTAGGTGGTGTAGGAAATGTAGGGACAGTCGTAGCGCAAGATTCTGATGCAGATACAGGGGTATTTGCCACAGGCAGTGTAGGGACAGTAGGGCCAAACATTACCAAGGCGCTGACAGGGGTTGGCGGTAGTGGGGCGGTAGGATCGGTTAGTTTCAGTGTATCGGTGAGCTTGACTGGGGATGCGGCATCTGGGTATGCTGGAACGCTCATAGTTACCAATGCACAGGCGCTGACAGGGGTTTTAGGTAGCGGGGCGGCGGGTTCTGTAAATTCTGCCAATAGCTTTGGACTGACGGGGGATAATGCTTCAGGTGCAGTGGGTACGGTGGCTCCCAGCAGTTCCACGGGATTGACTGGCACAAGTGCCACAGGCGCAGTCGGATCGGTTTTAGCGGCATTGAGGGGCGTGACTACCGTAGGGAATGTCGGGTCAGTGGGGCCAAACATCACGATAGCTCTGACGGGTGTTGGAGCAAGTGGCTTGGTTGGTTCTGTGACGATGGGAACAAGGACGGCTCAGTTGACGGGGGTGAACGCATCAGGTCAAGTGGGCAATATGTTTGCGGTTTATTGGAGTTTAATTGATGACAGCCAGAACCCTTCATGGCAGAATATCGGGGATGCACAGACCCCCAATTGGTCAACAATTGACGACAGTGAAACGCCAAATTGGACAGTGATTTCAACAGGATAAAACATGACAGTTACTAATACATCACTACTAGGTTTAGCTCTACCCACTACTGGAACAGAGTCTGGTGTTTGGGGCGATGATGTCAACAATGGCTTGACGATCCTCATTGATGTATCCGTAGCGGGTACAAACAACATCACGCAAGACTCGGATATCACGCTTGCGGTTAGCAACGGCAATAACTCATCGAGCTTTACATCCACAGCGACCAACTCGGCTGTAGCCCAGTACTACGTCTTGAACTGCTCTGGCGCACGGACAGCTTTGAGAAACATCATTGTTCCCACAACAAGTAAGACATACGTTGTTACCAACGGAACCACTGGCGGGTTTGGTATCACAGTAAAGAAATCGGGTGGGACAGGTGTGACTGTGGCGGCTGGCGAGACAGCGATAGTGTTTTATAACACCGTGACTGGGGATGTGGCAAAGGTAACGTCAACAGTCAACGTATCTTCATTCAGCGCAGGAACGACTGGCCTTACCCCAAACACCGCAACCACTGGCGCAGTAACTTTGGCTGGTACATTGGCGACCACCAACGGCGGCACAGGCTTAACATCATTCACATCAGGCGGTGTGGTTTACGCTTCTAGTACAAGTGCATTGGCTACTGGGTCTGCGCTGACGTTTG